TTATGCAAAGACCACAAGGTACTAAAAAGTTTAAAACAAAAGAAGAGTTGAATGTCTTTATGGCAATGACTTATATTGAGAATATTTGGTGTTTTGGAGAGAAGATAGACTTATTTAAACACGCAAGAGTAGGGACGTTAGAGGCGTTTATATAAATAATAATATGGATTACTTTTATTTATGTTTGGTTATATTCATCATCAATGATGGTTTTGCTATGTCAAGGCATTACTGTTCCTATTTAAGAAATATACGAAAGAAAATTATAGAGAAACTAACCTATGGTTGGTGGATTTCTATACATAGCGTTATAGATATAGGAAGTATTATTGGTATGATGGTATATTATAAACACCCACAGCATTTTTGGGTTGTTATTTCCATACCGATAGTTATTATACTATGGTATATACCTTTAGGATGGAAAAAGTATCGTGAGAATAACGATTTATAGAAGACCAGATGATTACATTAGTCATAACTTTCTGCCAAAGGAACTTGACTCGGTAAAGGAATTATGTTATATTAACAATATAAAATTTTATGTGTTAAATTATTCAGAAGAGGAATATAAAGAATATGAAAGACTTTCTAAAAGAGATTATTAAAGAAACAGGAAATGAATTTGCTAGTCTAGCAAGTGAAGGTATCACAGCAGGTGATGTAACTTCATTTATAGATACAGGTTCTTATTCTTTTAATGCTCTTCTTTCAGGTTCAATTTACGGTGGGTTACCAGGCAACCGTATTACAGCAATTGCAGGTGAGGCAGCAACTGGTAAAACATTTTTCGCATTAGGTATTCTCAAACGATTTTTAGATAAAGACAAAGACGCAGGCGTTGTTCTGTTTGAATCAGAAAATGCAGTATCAAAAGATATGATTGAGAGTAGAGGCGTTGATAGTAAAAGAGTTGTAGTAGTACCAGTATCAACAGTACAAGAATTTAGAGCGCAGGCAATTAAAATAGTAGACAAATATTTAGAACAAGACGAAAAAGATAGACAACCTTTAATGTTTGTGTTAGATAGTTTAGGAATGCTATCTACTACAAAAGAAATGACCGACACAGCAGAAGGTAAAGAAACAAGAGATATGACAAGGTCACAAATTGTCAAATCTACATTTAGAGTTTTAACACTTAAACTAGGACAAGCAAATGTTCCTTTGTTAATGACCAATCACACGTATGATGTTATTGGTTCAATGTTCCCACAAAAAGAAATGGGTGGCGGTTCAGGATTGAAATACGCTGCTTCAACAATCATCTATCTTGGTAAACGAAAAGAGAAATTGGGTACCGAGGTTATTGGAAATATTATTCATTGTAAAATATATAAATCAAGAATTACTAAAGAAAATGCTAAAGTGGATGTTAAGTTAACTTATAAACACGGTTTGGATAAGCATTATGGACTATTAGAACTAGGAGAAGAGGCAGGTATCTTTAAGAAAGTATCAACAAGATATGAAATGCCAGATGGTTCTAAAGTATTTGGTAAACAAGTTAATGATAATCCAGATAAGTATTTTACAAAGGAAGTATTAGATAAGATAGATGAACACGCAAGACGAAAATTTACATACGGATCAGAAGAGTAAAAGATACACCTTTGCTCAAAAAGAAGGTGATGATTTTTCTTGTATTAAACTTACCGAAGGTAAGTTTGCAGGTGTAGTATATCATTATGGCAAAGTTGGATTTGCAAAAGAAGAAAACAAAGACGGTACACTACCAATGAAGTTTGATTATACAATCAAACAGAATCCAAATAATCTTGACTTAAATGAGAACGTAGAGTTTCTTAATTACATTGGTGATTTATTAATAGAAATATTGGAGCAACAATTAAAAGATGGTACAGCAGTCATTTCATAATTCAGATAGACTAGAAACAACTATATTAAATAATCTTTTCTTTCAAGAAGATTATGCTAGAAAAGTATTGCCTTTTTTAAAAGAAGATTATTTTCCATTAAGAACTGATAAGATTTTATTTGCAGAAATATATAAGTTTGTTCAGAAGTATAATAATCTTCCAACAAAAGAATCTATTTCAATTGAATTAGGAGAAAGAAAAGATATTAATGAAGATGAACTTAATACATTAAAAGATAATATTAATTCTATAACTAAATTAGATTCTGATCCAAAATGGTTGTTAGATGTAACTGAAAAGTTTTGTAAAGATAGAGCAGTACATAATGCTGTACTAGATGGTATCAGAATATTAGATAAGAAAGATAGTAAGAGAACACCAGAAGCGATACCAGGCATACTAGCAGACGCATTAGCAGTATCATTTGACCAACATATTGGTCACGATTATATAGATGACGCTGATAGAAGATTTAAATGGTATCATACTAAAGAAACAAAATATCAATTTGATTTAGATTATATGAATAGAGCAACCAAGGGTGGTGTTCCAAGTAAGACTTTGAATATTGCATTGGCAGGTACAGGTGTAGGTAAGTCTTTGTTTATGTGTCATTGTGCAAGTGCTTATTTGGCACAAGGTTTAAATGTATTGTATATCACTTTAGAAATGGCAGAAGAAAGAATTGCTGAAAGAATTGACGCAAACTTATTAGATGTAACTATGGACGATTTACATACAATGCCAAAAGAGTTATATGATAATAAGATAGATAAGATAAGAAAGAAAACTGGTGGTAAATTAATTATTAAAGAATATCCAACTGCCGCTGCTCATAGTGGACACTTTAGAGCATTGTTTAATGAACTTGCATTAAAGAAAAGTTTTAAAGCAGATGTAGTGTTCATAGATTATTTAAATATATGTGCGTCAAGTAGATTTAAAGGTGGTAATATAGGTTCTTATTTTTATATCAAAGCAATTGCAGAAGAATTAAGAGGACTTGCAGTTGAATATAATATTCCAATATTTTCTGCAACACAAACTACAAGGGGTGGTTTTGTTAGTAGTGATATTGGAATGGAAGATACAGCAGAAAGTTTTGGTTTACCTGCAACAGCAGATTTTATGTTTGCATTAATTTCATCAGAAGAATTAGAACAGAAAAATCAAATATTAATTAAACAATTAAAGAACAGATATAATGATCCAACAGTTAATAGAAAATTTATTGTTGGAGTTGATAGGTCTAAAATGCGATTATATGATGTAGAACAAAAAGCGCAGGAAGATTTAGTTGATACTGGTCAGGAGGACCAACTATCAACGAGTAACAAATTTAAAAAACTCGGTGAGTTTTCAGATTTTAAAATATAGAAAGGAGACTAAATGGCACAAGGTAAGATTAAATGGTTTGACCCTAAAAAGGGTTATGGCTTTATTACACCTGATGATGGTAGTAAGGATGCATTCCTCCATGTTTCGGCATTGGAAAAAGCAGATATACGAACATTAGAAGAAGGTGAAGCAGTTACATATAACTTGGCTGAACAGCGTGGCAAGCAATCAGCAGTAGATATTCAAAAAATATAATAAAGGTATAAGGTAAGTGAAGTATAAAAATTTAAGTTATGAAAAGAAGTTGAGTAAACGCAATGGTCAAATGCGTTGGCTAGTAGTTGAGCGTCCAACAGGAAATATTATTTCTGAACAAGTCTTTGAAGATGAAGCAGATGAGATTGTGAAGTTTCAGAATAAGAAAAATATCATTATTTTTCCATTTTTTCCAATCATAATCTTCAAAAACTGTATTTAACATTTCATTATCATTTGGTCGCCAAGCTAAATCAGCTAATGCTAAAACATGAGATACATCATTACTTAGATTGATGTGTGCTGATGCAATGTTGTTTGGTACATGAACTAGAACAGGTTTTTCATGACTTGATTCAATTTCAGTATAAGTACCGTCTTTATTTTGTATAATAAAAAGTACTTTTCCGTGAATACAGACAAAATAACTATTTCTTTTTGTATGAGTGTGTGGACCTTTTATTTCTCCAGGGTTAACTGAGCTTACATAAACCATCTTGGGTTCATGTTTTATGATATTATCCCAATCTCGCCAAATTACAGTTAATGTTCCATTAACATGTTGATCAACATTATTTTTAGTTTCATGTTTTTCAAGATTTATAGACAAATCATCATTCATAAAGAGAAAATCTAGTTTATGCCATTAAAAGTTTGTATCAAGTTGTATTGTGTCCAAGATTTTATAAATCAAGATATACTTTCTCAACTAGTTGCTAAACATAGATGATGTAAAATCAATTGATTCGTATAATATGTATCAAGTTTATGACAGATGGCCTCAAATTGCTACTGATAGTTTTTCGACAAATTTTTCAAAGGTTGATATAAAAAATATCGATCATATAGTTTTTGCAGGCATGGGTGGTTCTGGTACTATTGGAGATATTTTTGCTTCAATTCTTTCAAAAACAGACATTCATGTAAGTGTAGTTAAAGGTTATCTATTACCCAAAACTGTGGATGACAATACATTAGTTGTATCAACAAGCATTTCAGGAAATACATTAGAAACCATTTCAATTTTAAAAAATGTGGAAAAACTGAATGCTGAATTTGTAGCATTATCATCAGGAGGAATTATGGAAAAATTCTGTGTGGATAAAAGTATAAAATATTACAAAATTAAGGAGGAACATTCACCTAGAGCATCATTTGTAGGATTCTTATATTCAACACTTAATATTTTAGAACAAATTATTCCTGTTAAAAAAACAGATGTCAGTAAATCAATTCAATCATTATTTAATATACAAAAAATCATTTCTTCAAAAAATTTGAATAAAACAAATGAAGCCCTTCAAATTGCTGAATGGATTAAAGAAATACCTATGGTGTATTATCCATGGGGTTTACAATCTGCTGCAATAAGATTCAAAAATTCAATGCAAGAAAATGCAAAAATGCATGTAATGACAGAAGATGTGATTGAAGCGTGCCATAATGGAATAGTTGCATGGGATAAACCAAAAAATATACTGCCCATTTTAATTCAGGGAAAAGATGACTATGTAAAAACAAAAGAGAGATGGAAAATTGTTAAAGAGTTTTTTCGTGAAAAAGGTATACCGTATAAAGAAATTTTTACACAAGAAGGAAGTATTTTGAATAAATTAGTTTGTCTTATTTATGTACTGGATTATGCTAGTATATACACCGCAATAATTTCTAAAATAGATCCATCACCTGTAAACTCGATTGATTTTATAAAGAAAAGATTATAGAGTCTAAATATTAGTCATTTTTTTGAAAAGATTATTAATTTTCTTAATCTGATTTAATGAATTGCCATTCAATAATTCTAAATTAGGAATTACACAATGCCCACCAATAAAACCAGGAAACATTTTTGGTCGGTTGCCTAAAAATTTATGAATTTCATTTGAAAATGACCACATTTCATCATAATCAACTTTTTCTCTGCCAGCAATAATTTTACTTATTTGTGCAAAGTTAATCAACCAACCATAATAGGAAGTATCACATACAATTTTTCCCAATTCTAAAGTAATTGGAGAAGACATTTGTTTAGTTTTTAGTCCAGATTTTTTTAAAAGTTTCACAAGTTCTGTACACGCCCATTTTTTATTTGGTGCATCATTTTCTATAGCAAAAAATTTAGCATATCTTTTCAAATCTTTTAACATTCGTTTATGCATACCTCTAGTAGCACTGTAAATCACAGGAATCTGTAATTTTCTTTGTACGTTAGATGTAGTAGATGGTTTTATGGTACTATGAATGACAATTCCTTGTGGATGAAATTTTTTTTCTAGTTTAAGAATCTGTGAATTAAAATTTTTTGTATACGGAATACAAATATGAAGAAAACGAACCTGCAATAATTCATTTTTTTTAAGATTTTTAGGGATTAATTTGGGATTAATATCATATCCCTCAACAATAAAATATTTAGAAAATAATTTATAAAGTACAGCCCCAATTTCGCCTAATCCTACTACAATATCTTTTTTCAAATCTGAATAATGGTTTTATGAACATATTAAAAA